ACGTTGATGACCCCAACATCTACGGTTATCTGGCGGTGATTGGTCGCAATGACAAACTGGAAATCATTGGTATTCCGTGGATCAATGATTCGACCTTCCAGCTTATCGACGGTCGTAACGCCAACCTCGTGGTTACGAACTGGCGTGAAGACTTCCGCGCACCACTGGCTACGTTCATGCAAAGCCTGGGCGCGGCTTACACCCTCACGGTGTTCGACAAGTAAAGGTATCATCTCACTACATTCCTCATTATCCGGGGAGTGTAGTGAGTATTTTCTTTTTTGCAATTTCATTTTTATTAGAGGCTTCCACTATGTTTATTCGGTGCAAAATACGCCGTCTAGAAGACGCCATAGAAGACGCCAGAATGATGGCCCAAGTATTCGCTCGTAGAGCATACTTCAACATTCACGAAATCTACAACCCAGTCCAAGCGGAAGCTTCTTACCGATTGGTTAAAGAATACACTGACTATATTTTAGAGCGTCAAAAAGAAATCAAACAACTTGAAGCCATTCTCAAACTTCCTCTTCGTAAACGTTTCGTCTCCTGGCTTATGGGACGACATGGAAGTAATTAAGGATCGACCCACATGACCGCTGCGGCCAAACATTTATCTCCCTTCCTCGAAGAGGAATACAAGCCAAACCGTAACCTGCTCCAGAATTACCACTACATGGCGGCAGCTTATCTGACGTCTATTTACCAGTGGGATTACAACACAGTACTGGAACTGGTAGAGAAAGTCTTCATTCCGAACAAGAATGGCTATAAGGAAGCCAAGTTCAAAGTATTCAAGAAGAACAAGTACGGTGATCGTGTACCGGACATTATGCCGGCTACCGAGTTCTTCCAGACAGTCAAGGATAATAACTGGCACCTGTCTCCGTCGTTTGTAGCGTACACGCACACCAACCAGGAACAGTCGATCAACTCGATTGGTACTGAGACCTTTATCGAATTCCGCCGTTTGTATAAAGGCAAGATGAAGGGGGCCATTGCAACTGGCGATAAAGAAGCTGCACAAGCGTTCGACGAAATCCAGAAGGCCCTGAAGATCTTTAACAACGCCCAGTCTGGTGCGATGTCGTCTTCCGGTACTCCGCTGATGAACAAGTCGGGTCACACCAGTCTGACCTCGATCTGCCGTTCCCTGACCTCCGTCGCCAACTTGATGAACGAGCGATTGATTACGGGTAACCGGCTGCTACTCAGTTACAACAAAGCCATGGAGCTGTTTATCAGTACCCTGGCGTTTGCCAAGCGTGACAAGATCCAAGCGGTAATTGACAAATACCAGATGAACTATGCGAACGTCGACCAAGTCATGGACATGGTTAAACGTTGTGCGTCGTACTACTGGAGTAACCCAACCCAGATCGCAGCCATTCGTTCCTTTATGGAATGCCTGACGCCTCTGGAGCTGACGATTATCCTCTGCACCATGGACCTGCGTGGGCTGTACACTACCAACAAGGACCTCATTAAGAAGTTCTTCGATGAGTGGTGCCTGGTTCCTGAGATGCCTGCGTCGTTCGATAACGTTACCACGCTCAAGGCCGCTAACGACGACTACAAGACACTCTGCACCACCAAGCTGGGGAAAGGTGCTACCGCAGAGCAGTCGGCGTATCTCAACGCCTACCACGTCAGCCTGGAAGTTAAATGGCGAGACTTCATTGAAGCTTTCTTGAAAGCCGATATCCCGCCGTCCGGTGTGTTTAGCGTTAAGGAGCTGGTGCGTGAAAGCGTAGTAACCTCCGACACTGACTCGATGATCTATTCGGTAGATGCCATCATTGATGACTACATCTCCGACAAGAAAGACGAGCTGGCGTTTAACGGTGTACTGACGTATTTCATCCGCTGCATTGCAGTCGACCAGCACGCACGTCTTAGCAGCAACATGAACGTGGCTAAGCGGTTCCTGTACCGTTTGAACATGAAGAACGAATACCTCTTCAGTTCGTATGTAACCACGTCTATGTCCAAGCACTACTATGCGCTTCAGTTGATGTTGGAGGGGATCCTTTACGATAACCCCAAACTGGAACTCAAGGGTGTACACCTCAGGGGTATCAAGATCGCACTCAAGGTTCGGGAGTTTACGAACAAACTGATGCGAGATGTACTGGATGCCATCTACAACAACAAGCAGCTTGATGCACCTTCGATGTTGAAAGGTGTGGGGGATCTTGAGCGTGCGTTGTTTGACGAGCTGGAAAACGGTGGCTGGAGCTGGTTGACCAAGAACGGTATCAAAGAAGAGACGGCCTACAGCAACGCTGATTCGTCGATCTACTTCTACCACGAGATGTGGAAGCAGGTGTTTGCCGATACCTATGGCGATGCACCAGAGCTGCCGTATCGTGCGTATAAGGTCAACGTTACATTGGACAACAAGACCAAGGTCAAGAAGTTCACTGAGACCTACGGGGAAAGCGATGTGGTCAAGAAGATGATGTCGTATATTGAGGCGCGTGGATCGCTGACCTCCGTGTATGTTCCGACTGACATGATTGAATCGATTGGTGGTATCCCGAAAGAGATCCTGCCGATTGTGGATACACGTCTGTTGATTGCTCAGAACTTCAAGTCCATCTACGCCATCCTGGAATCCTTGGGCTTGTACATCATGAACAGCAAAGTGACTCGGTTGGTATCTGACGAGCACTAAGAGGTGATTATGAAAATAAGGAAAGGTCCTGCTTACGGCTACTACGTGGACGAACTTGCGGCTGATGTGATGGGCAAGGTGTTACCCGTGCAACCCATCCCTTCTGACTTCCCCCTCCAGATGAAGTTCAATCAGGAGGGCATGGATTGTCCGCTGCCGGAGTTTGCAACGCTTACGGTAACTGACCTGTCCGGTCGTCGCTTTGTGCTTAAAGGCGGTGACTGGAACATGCTTCAGGCAATCTGGGCGGAAGACGACAGCACCTTAACCAGGGTTGACATGATCGATCTCGATCCTGAGAATGGAGTGTGGTACTTCCTGAACGGTGTACCGATTGACAAGGTGGGTAAGTAATGGGTACCGTGCATTACCTGGCCACTCGACGTAATCTGGAACATCATACCCAGAAGTTTGATGAAACCAGTTTTCGTGTAGCTATGGCCGGTGGTCGCTTCTGGGTCTACACCGAAAGCACCGTTGCGCTAGTCAGGGCGCGCAGTGAGTTGGATTCGTGGTATGGGTTCTTTGGTCCCATTAAGCGTTTCCTACAGCCGGTGCAACATATGCTGGCTGTAGAAACTCTTGCTCGAGCAGAGTACAAGCAACGAGAGGCTTACAGGGACTTCCAGAAAGCCCGAAGCAAGATGTACGAAGGCATGATTTAGCAACCAGCCATAAACCTATAACTCCTACTACTCCTTGCGGAGTAGTAGGAGTATAAGGAAACAACTTTTTAAATTTTTATATGAAATGAGGGAGCACTTTGTCAATTTGACTGTTAAGTCTCCTCCCGTAAAATGAAAACGCCCTTCGCATTGAGGTCGTTTAACATTTTCACCTCATTCAGCAGTTCACCGAGGTGATCCTTGAAGAAGACTTCAGGGATATTCTTTTGACGATTGGCGATCTGCCGATGGAGACGTTCGAACTCAACGTTGACGTCAGGGCACTTGTACTTCATGCGGTTGGCAATCGACAGGTAGATAGCCGATACCTTCAGCATGCCTGGTTCAAAGGCCCACGCAGTCTGAGCATACAACGCCTGGTCGTGTGGATCGATGTAGTTGGTATAAGGATAACCCCGATACAAACTGTCGATCTGTTTCAGCATCATCTCCACGCTCTGTAGCCGACGCCCGGTAAAGGTGTCAATAAGGAAGAACATGTACTGCTTAAACAGCTTCTCCTCATTTAACGTGGTGAACTTAACCGTCTCAATCTTGATCAGGTCGTTCAGGTCTTTCTCCTTTACAAAGAACTCGTAGAGGATGTTGATGACCGACAACTGGTTCTGATAGAGCGTGGCGTGGTATAGCGGATACTGGCACACATACGCCGCAGGACCATTACTGGTTTCCCGCTTCTCCCGCATGAACATCCACCAGCCTACTGCCAGTGCAACCATGTCCAAACCAATGATGGCCACGTCTGTGATCACATTGTTGAAGCGTTCGCTCTTTTCGACAGTATGTTTGTACCCGCGATCCAATATTGTTGAATAGAGGGGAATGACCGATCGTAAATCTTCCAGCTTGAGCTTTTCTACGTCATAGTTGTTGAAGTTGTCGAGGAGCACCCAATGCTCTCTGACGTTACGACGGTAGAACCCATCGGACTCGGCGAACCCAATGCGGTTGATCGAGGTGATGTGGTAAACGGTACACAGTGAATTAGCACGGAAGCGTGTATTATCTACAACCTCCTGCAAGCTCCACTCAGGATCGATCGTCAGATGGCGAAGAATCCCTACGAGTTTGTGTTGGTCTTCGATGTGGAAGGGCGTGCGGTCCACATAGGCGCGATAGTCACGACGGTTGAACTCAGTAACACGTAATAGGTTCCCCAAGTCAGTGAAGTTGCTGCGGGGATACTTCCTGTTGATATCCTCAACGGGGTAGGTAAAGATAGTCATAAATGGCTGTCCGAAACAAATGTGGGGAATGGGAAATAAAGTGTTACTGCAATTCTCTATTATATGTGAACAAGTCACATCGGGGGAAGTTCTCCCACTGGGGACCATTGCGCAACTCGAGAATTTGTAGTATGGCTAGAAGTCGATTACTCTATATCATCCCTGCTGAAAAGTAGGGTGATTTTGGCAGGGGTAAGAAAATTTCAAACCCATATTACTTATGGGATTAGTAATACAGATGTTTCACATCCGTAAAGATAATCTCGCTATAGCAAACTATCTTCGTATAAAAGGAAAACACTCATGAGTCTGAATACCGGTTCCGAAAGCACCTCCTGGAACGAAAACGAAAAGCCAGCAAACTCCAATCAGGCTCCAGGCGCCTCGGGCACCATGGCTCCTCTGGATGGTCTGGCCGGTCTGCTGCGTCTGCCGTCGATGACGTCCGATAACCGCAACCTGAAAGAAGTTTCCGAAACCATCGAGAAGCTCGAGGCGATCTACGAGAACGCCAAGAAATCCACCACCAACGAACTCCAGCGCAAGATCGTTCCGACGGTCGAAATGCTGACTCCGTCCATCTCGGCCCAACTGCCAGGTGTTGGTCTGTACGTCGTCTTCGACGGCACCATGTACGTGATGGCCGCTCTGTTCTACAACCGCACGCTGAGCATCGGCGTAGAGCGCATCACCGTCAACACCAACAACATCGTTCAGCAGATGTCGGCGCCACTGACTCCAGCTCAGTACCCGAACAGCCTGTTCCTGGAAAAGCTGACCGCGCACTACACCAAGGTCGCCGAATCCAAAGGCGTGAAGAACGTCAGCGTGATCAACATGATCGTTTGCGATCTGGAAATGTTGCACCACCCAGAAGCCGGCGATCCGAAAGACTACGCTCACCGTCAGGCGAACTACATCGCCTCCGAGTGGGAAGAAGCGATCATGGTTAAGACCGTGCGCGAAATCGTTGCCAAGGGTTACCAGGTTCCGGTTCCGTTCGCTACTCCTGATCAGCCGTACGGCAAAGATGGCTGCGCTGAAGCCCGCGTTAACGCAATCAGCTTCCGCACCAGCAAAGCCGGCACCCTGACTCCGGACAACATGGAAGTTATTGTTAGCACCATCAACAATAACAACCAGAACACCGGGAGCTTCCAGGCCAACTCGAAAGAGCTGATCCGGGTTACCGCAGCGGTCAGCCTGAACGGCGTGTCGTGGGAAGATCACCAGCGCTTCATGATGTCGCACCGCTCGCAAGAGCAAATGAACGCGCTGCAACAGTTCCTGGGCAACTCCATGGGCATGGGTGTTTACCCGCAAGGCTTCAAGCCACTGCGTCCAGTAATCACTGTCGGCACCGTGCAAGCTGGTGAGCAACTGTGCAACAACGGCGGTCTGTTCCCGTTCTTCAGCGGTCTGTACGCGCTGATGTCGACGAACAACCAGTACGTCTGGTCCGAAGCGCTGCGCCGTCACACCGTCGGTGCTCGTGGCAACCTGGCCGACCTGGAAACTCGTGTTGATCAAATGGTCAGCCAGATCCCAGGTGGTTTCCAGAACCCACAGCGCATCCGCCTCGACGAGAAGAAGATGTCGGACACCGAGCTGGTTAACAACTGGATTCGCCAGAACGTTAGCCCGCATGCGACCTTCCAGATCAACCTGATCCCGGCCGGTCCAAACGCGTCCATCAACAACTTCTTCTTCCAGCTGGCCAAGGTCGGTCAGAACGCCGCCGAGATCAAGGTAGTCATCGCTCTGATCGACTCCATGACCAAAGGCGCGTTCTCGGAAGTGATCCGCGGCAACGTTACCTCGCAACAAGGTTGGGTGCCTTCCAAGGCAGTGCTGATCCCAACTGGCATGATCGCTGTGAACGGTCTGGCCGAATACGCCGGCAAGAAATTCAACACCCAGGAACTGGACGAGATGATGATCTCGCACATCAAGGGCCCGAAAGGTCAGCTCGCAGCCGAAAGCCTGCTGTCGACCATGTACGGTACCATCCCGGGCGAAGAGTTCAAGCAACGTGCTCAGAAGCTGCGCGTGGAAACCTCGTCGTCGCTGTTCGACGGTCAGGTTCACATCAACGG